CGGCAGTCGGTGCGGCTACCGGCGGCATGGCAGCCGGGGCGGCGGCATTGGCGGCGGCGCCCGTGGCATTCCTCGAAATGGTGCAAGGCCTGGCGGGGAAGATTGGCTCATTCGTTGACGCGGTAAACCCGGGAATCATGGTACAGCTGGATATGGCAACGCGGGACCTCACCGCGGTTATCGGCACAGCCTTGGCGCCAATCATGCAAGCTATCGTGCCAATTATCAAAGACCTGGCTTCCGCATTGCTGCCGGTGGCTCGGTTGGTGGCGGAAACGTTTGGGCGAATCATCGAATCACTTCAGCCGGCAATTGATGCGATGACGGAAGTTTTCTTCATTGCAGCCGCAACCCTTATGCCCATCGTCGAAATGATAGGCGACATATTTACTACCATTGCCCCGATATTTACAGCCCTGGCGGCGGTGGCCAAGGCCGTTTGGCTAGCATTTGGAACGCTGGTAACGGCGCTTGTCGGCATTATGCGAGACCTATTCGGTTTCAATGTGGGTGACGTCTTGAAGGACTTCGCCGAAGGCGTGCAGGTGGCAATGAATAATCTGGTAGCGGTATTGGTGCGCGGCATTGCAAGCCTCATGAAATTCTTTGGGTTCACGTCGGCGCTTTCCAATCTCACGAAGTTTTTCAAGGGATTGGCGGCGCCTAAGACAAGCGCCGAAGGGATCGCGGCGGCGCAGAATGCACAAGTAAAGAGCATCGAGTCGGTGGGCAGGGATGCGGCACTGGCGGCGGTTATTGCGTCGGTGGTTCCTGGTGGCAAGGCCGGGAAGAAACCGGAAGACTTCTACGCGGACATGGTGGCGGAGCTAGAAGGCATCGGCGGCAACGGCACGGATTTGGTAGCGGCAATCAATGCCCTTCCGGCTAAGATCGCCAGCAGCGTGGCAAGCCTGATTCCCAAGCCCGTGAAATCCGCGGTGCAGGCGGTAGGCTCCGGCATTGCAACGGCATACGATTACACTATTGGCGCAGTGGGCCGCGGCATCGGCTCAGCAGCCGGCGCCCTTATTTACGGGAGCTAATCCATGGCGTTTGAATTCGTGGAAAGCCTCCGGCAGGTAGCAAGCAGCAACCATAACATGGGTGGCAGTAAGGCTACCATGGTGGGGTTTGTCGATCCCGCCAAGTATGATTTACCCGATGTGATTACGGAAATAATCGGCAGTTCCACCCCCAAGGGCAACGGCGCCTTGATTCGGGTGCTACCATTGGCCCACCCTTTGTTTCCTTGGTTATTTGCCGAAAACGTCGCTCTTTCTGGTGTGAGTTTTGATTCAAACGGAACCACTTCTGGAATTTACACAAACCCACTAGAAGCGCCGGCGCTTCCAACGTTTGCCAAGTATTTACTATACCGGTGTGAAATAACATTTGCGCCAAGGCCTTACACTCTTTTGCAGGATGCCGAAATTGAAGTCGGCAAGATGGACTGGATTGACGACAACGGCAAGGCACAGAACAGCATATGGGCGAAGGAGTGGGATCGGTTTGTTGATTACGACGAAGTGCCTTCCGCGGAATTTATAACGGCGCAGCAAGGCCAGTTTAAGTTCCGCGCGGAAGGCGGCGCCGGCGCCAACAACCCCAACGGAGCCACCCTTCCCGGGCAGGTGCGAATAATTCAACGTAAAACAGGCTTGAAGATATTTTGGTATCAAGTTCCGATTACATATTTGGAACCCAACAGCAGGCACTACGGATACATTTACGAAGCCTTGGGACATGTCAATCAGATTGATTGGAATACATACGACCCGGGTACCCTTTTGTTTCAGGCAATGAGCTACCGGCGGTATGTGCCAGCCTATCCCGGATGGAAGGCCGGACTCGGCGGAGCCACGGGGGGGATTATTTCACCACTAAAGCTTGTCGATTTAGAAATGACCTTCAGCCGGTTTGACCCAGAGAAGGACCCGGCACACCTCCCGCCGGCGGGAGTCGGCAACAACGTACCAGGTGGGCACAATCTGCTTCCGTGGTTTGGCGCCGGTGGCCGGTACCATTATTACGTAGAATCGACATTGAACCAGAAGCCTGTTTATCCTTCGTTCCCGTTCCAATTGTTGTTCAGCGACCCGGATGCCGTGTGATGATGAAACAACAACCCACCAAGCTACCATTGCTCCGGGCAGGCGAAGGCGCGACGCTTTCCATGAACGGCAACGCAATTGAAATCGGCACCGCCGGAAGCAAGGCGATAGTGGGCCGAATTACCGGAAGCTATGGCACCAGCGAGAGCGGCAACACGATCTACATGTGGGAAGAAATGACGGTGGCCGGCACCGGGCAAGATTATGAATTGAAGGAATTCGGAATTGTCGGCGACGGCGAAACCAACCAAGCATTTGAAATGAACAACCTGGCGGCGGCAACCGGGAAGATTGTAAGACTTCGCATACGCGGCGCCGGAAGCGAGAACCGCGGGCAGATCAACTATGAATTCGACATCGGCGGCGGCGGCAGCGGTTCCACCATTTCATCGGTTCAATGCGTCGGCAACATCCTATATGTGACCTACGAGTAGTACCATGGGCGAAGTCAAAACCTTCCAATGCTGGGACAGCAAGACCTCGACTTTCTACGGCGCTCTTCCGCGCCCTTACCCGTGTTGTGGGTGGAAGGCGCCACCGGCTAGCGTCAGTGGGCTATGGTATTGTTCCGGTGGCACCTGCGGAACATTCCCGACAACACCGACGGCATTTACCCTACCGCTATCATCCCCATGCGGGGACGTTTACAGCTACTTTTCCATTGGCCTACCGTTTAGTTTCGCAACAACGCTCAGCCTTTGCACAGAGCCTACCGGTGCAGTGGTGGGCAACGTCGGCGGTATTGGTCCCGGGGTTTTCACACCGGCAGCCAGTGGCAACGGGTGCTCGTTTGTCGGTGGCGTTTATTATTTCACATTGGCCGGCACCCTTGTTCAAGGCGGCGCAACCTTGCAGATAACAATCAATGCGGTGACAATGTGAACGGATTTAAGGGCGAATTGTTGGCCGGGAATTGTCTCAACCAAGTGGACGCCGGATCGGCATTCCCGTCGGTTTCACTTCATGTGCTTTTCTATACCAGAGAAATCACGCAACCGGTGGATTTTCAAACCGGCTTGTGTGGCAACAAGATGATTTTGCCTCACGACGCGGCAGGCAAGAACGCAATCCCGTATGGATCGGATACCGGACTCCCCAACGGGGTGACCTTCCGGCAGAAGGTTAAATTCGACCTGGCAGACGTGGCGAAGTGGCTTCCGGTGGTGACGGCACCCTACGGCATCCCGGCGTATACGGTGACGTATACGGGCCCGCGGTTCACGATGCCCAGCACCTATATTCGGCTCACCAAGCGAGACCAAGTCAACGACCCGTTTCTAGCAGCCGGCAACGTCTATTGGCAGGATGCAACCGACACAACATGGGGCAATGACTGGCTCGGGAACCTTATGCCCGGCGGGTGGTGTTATAGCAACCGGCATGTGGCAGAACCTATGATGGCCGACTCGTTTTTCGAGGATTCGCTATCCGATGTGAACCGAAGCAACACCGGAATACACGAAGATTTTACCCCATTTTGCGAAGCGCTTCCCGTGTACAACGAAGCCGGCGGACTGGAAGGCACCTTTGACGGGCTAGCATGGATCGCGTTTTGGAATTTGGGAGCGGCTAAAAACCCGGTGAAGCCCCCCGACGATATGGTCTATATCGGGCCCCCTCCGGTGCCGAAGCTTGACCCGAAGCGGCAGATATTGGTTCTTGAGGTTTGGATCTATTTGGCCAAAAATAGCAGCGGCAAGTTTCTCAAAAGCCCGCGGGTGGCGGCGCTTCGGTATTGGACCTACACCCGAATCATCGGCGGAATAACCACCCCGTGGGACCCCTACCTGTTTTTCGGCGCCGGCGCTTCGGTGGGCGGAAGCGTAGCGGTGCCGATTAAATTCCCGCTATTGCAGAACAGCAACAATCCGGAGCAACTCACGGAGCAGGTGGCGTACCTTTCGCTTTCCAATCTTAAATTCTTCATTGGTGCCTGATGCCGTTTGAAATTGGAACCATCAACCTGATACCGCCGGAAGGCGAAGCCCGCGGGAATCACCGGTTTGCCGTGGCGCAGTATATTTGCGCGCCAAGCACGGCGGGGTATTCGGTGCCGATCACGTTTGATTGCGCTTTGGCGTGCACCGCTATCGGGTGGCCGATGCAAATGGGAGTTTTGTATCTGACCTTCGCGCGCGACCCGTCTACGTGCCCTTCGGTGGGCACTGGCCCTTCCCGATACATCCCCCAGCCGGTAACTATGGGCCTCGGGTGTTTGCCACAGATGCCACCGCCAGAAGGCATTTGGCAGGGGGAGGCAAACCTATCATCTACTCTGATTGTGGGCCCACCCGACTACGGCATGAGCTTCCGATTCAGGGCCACCATGGTAGTGAATGCAGATGCAAGCCTTGGGCTATCGGTGACCATGGAACGCCTGGTGCCGGCTGTTGAATTCACGCCCCCGCCGGCGGATGGAAGCAACACCTACGTAACCTGCGGAACGTTTGGCGTGACGCTCACTCGGATCTTGGACCCGCTAGCAGACCCCCTTGACAGGAATGCAACGTGGGTGATGGGCCACCCCGACCCGATACCGTTTGTGCCTTCCGGCGGTTATTGCGCAACAGACATACGCTCAGCGACGGCAACCATCCAGCTTATGCCCTACCGGCTAGGCTGCAACGGCAAGGCGGAGAACGGCCCTTTGTCAGATTGCAGCATGGACACCGGGAAGCGCACCTACTCTTGTTTGGCGGCGCTAGTCAAACCCGCGGTAGCCGGAACCTTTCGCCCTCAGTGGAGCCAGTTGGGCGTGAACCGCACCGGTGGCCGGCTTGGATGCTTCCGCGGGAATAATTCGGGCAGCGGCTTACTTCCGCCGGTAGCGGCAGTATTGGACCCGACGCCAATCTACCCTACCGCGGTGGACCTCTTGAACGCCGGATGTGGCGGCGAGGACCCGGTAAACGGCGCCGAAAAACAACAGATACAATACACGTCGGTGGCCGGTTTCGATCTAATCGTTAAATCCGTGGCCAAGGGCGGGCCATGCGTGGCAATCCGGATTCCCGGCGGCGCGTGGACCGTCGGCGCCTATACGCTTGACCTTGGCGTGCTGGCCGATACCGGGCATTGGGTGGCGACGGTGACGTTTGGCGGCGTGGCAGGTGACCCGGTAGTGATTTTATACGGGCTGGAATTCCCTTCCGGAGTTACCGCGGAGTGTGTCGACAACGCAATAACACCCTCGGCAATGGTGGCACCCATGGAATCAGCGGCAACGTATCAGGTGGAACGACTGGCAATCATCGAGCGGATGAAAACCCGGGCCGCTACCGCATGCGTGCACCTCGGGGAACTGATTGACCCGAAGCCGGCGTGTGGGTGTTCGGCGCTCCACTCGTGCACCATTCACGGGGAATGCGTGCGATTCGGCGCGCAGGGCAGCCGGTTCAAGTCGTGTTCGGATTGCACCGACTACGCCCAACCGTGATATGATGGGCGCCAAACCTTGGGAGTAAGCGCAGATGGACCCAACCTGGATTCAAACCGTAGGACTGCCGACGGCGGCGCTTGTTGCAATTGGTTACGGCGTATGGTCTACTTCGCAGTGGATCGCCCAACACCTTATCATCCCCATTCGGGACAGGCATTTTGAGTTTCTTTCAAGTCTAAGCCAAACCCTTGAAACAATCGCAACAACGCAAGAGCACATGGCGCGGGAAATCACCGAGCTAGCGCGCAGCAATACCGAAATTTCACGGATGAATGGGGCGAAACAATGATTTGGCTAATAGCGGCGGCCTTGGCGGCAGACCCTACGGTGAGCCTACCGCCAACGGTAGCGGCGAGGCCGGGGCGCCTGGTGCAGATTGCAGCCAAGACGGATTGCAAGCTTGTTAGGTGGTACCTGGCGGGAGACGATGCCGATCTTATCGTCATGGAAAGCACCCGAAGCGCAATCTTTTCAGCCGTGGCGCCGGGGCGGTACAAGATTCTGGCGTGGACCGCGGCGGGAGACATCCCCAGCGAGGCGGCGGTATGCGTGGTAACGGTGGGCAGCGCTCCACCGGCGCCACCTGGGCCAGTGGCACCGACGGACCCGCTAGCGGTGGCGTTGCAGGGATTGTTTGACACGTACCAAGACCCAGACAAAGCAAAGCAGGTAGCAGCGCTTGCAGACGTATACCGGAGGGCAAGCAAGGCGGCGGGAGATCCCGAGATTAAAACAGCCGGTGACCTGTTCATGTTTGCGCGCCGGCAGGCCTTGGCGGCGCTTCCACCCATGGCGCTGGAAGCTATCCGGAACCGATTGGGCGAGGAATTAGCGGCGGTATTGCCAACAGACCCAGACGTGGCGCTCACCCCTTCTATTCGCACCGCGGCAACGGAAATTTACAGTCGGCTTGGAAAAATCTTGGAGAGCCTTAAATGATGGTCGACTATGTGCCGGGGTGGGTGGACGATCCGGAAGCGGTGGCGGTGGTGGCCGGCGCCCAGCCGTTCCCGTTTTTCAGCATGACACCCGCGGCGGAACGGGAGACCATACCGCCGGAAGCGTTTTTGTGGAAAGCTCGCGAGCAGATCACCGGCAAGCCGTGGCCGGGGCGCAATCAAGGGCAGGTGGGAAGCTGCGTGGCGTTTGGGACGGCGGCGGCAATCGAAGCAACCATGGCGGCGGAAATCTTGGCGGGCGAAACGGAAACCATCAAGGACCTGGCGCAAGAAGTCATCTACGCCGGAAGCCGAGTAGAAGTGGGCGGCGGCAGGATTAGCGGCGATGGTTCGGTGGGCGCATGGGCGGCAGAGTTTGTGCGGCGGTGGGGCGTCGTGGATCGGGAAGTCTACGGCACCGAAGATTTGCGCCGATACGACGAAGTCCGGTGCCGACAATGGGGGCGAACCGGAGTACCTGACAGTATTGAAAGCGTGGCGCGCCTTCATCCGGTGCGAGCCGTTACGCTGGTGAAAGACTTCCGGCAGGCTTGCCAAGCCTTGGCTAGCGGGTACGGAATCGCAATCTGTTCAAGCCGCGGATTTGTGTTCCAGCGAGACGCCGACGGATTCGCGCGCCCCGCCGGAACTTGGCAGCACTGCATGGCATTGATCGGTTATAAAAGCGGCAGCAGGCCCGGCGGGTTTATCTGCAATTCATGGGGCGACAATAAACACACCGGACCCTTGGGCGCCGGCAACCCGCCGGCGTGTGGGTTTTGGGCCGACGCAGAAGTAGTTGATAGAATGCTAGGAGCCGGTGACAGTTGGGCCTTTTCAGGACTTGACGGTTTCCCGGCGCGTCGAATCAATTGGAGTATCTGATGATGCTTACCCCATACCCAACCGACTTCCCGACCTATGCCCTTGGGCTGCTCGTGGATCGCGTCAAGGGCGGCGACATTCCCGCGCCGGTGCTGGTCCATGCGTGCTGGAACGTGGCAGGTTATGCGCTAGCGCAAACCCTCGGCGGTGGTCCTCTGATTACAGCCGACCCGGTGGCCGACAACCTGCAAACCGCCGGCGACTTGGCGGTGCTTGAGGCAGCCATTGAACAGGAACCGACTTGCGCCCAAGCGGTGCAAGGCCTGTTCCCGTGGTCATTGGTTTTGAGCATCGCCCTTCGGATCTTGTCAAAACAGCTGGGGCTCTGATTATGAAATTTGCAGCCATTAACGCAAGCGCCAGCGGCAGCAACGCAATTGTTGCAGCCGTTACCGGTAAGCGCATCCGGGTGGTTTCCTATGTGATTGTTGCAGCCGGTGCCGTCACGGCAACTTGGCAATCGGCATCAACGGCACTATCGGGCCCGATGAGCCTTGCAAGTTCCGGCGGCGCCTCGGCATCGGTGGGGATTCTTGCACCCGGCGGCGCGTATGGTTTATTTCAGACGGAACCCGGCGAAGCCTTAAACCTTAGCCTCGGCGGCGCGGTAAACGTTGCCGGGCACCTTTGCTATATTGAAGTCAACGTATAACGGAGAATAACCATGGCAGATATTCCAGCAACGGTTCCGGTAACAGTACCGGCAACACCGGCGCAAACTTTCCCGCTTTGGGTTGTCGAGTCGTTGGTTTTTAGTGGTAACGGAATAGAGCAACCGTTGACAGCGGAAGCATGGTTTAGAATCGCGCGGCGTAACGCGGCAAGTTCAACCGGTTGGGACTTGGGAGATGAACGGCGCAATTACCACATAGCAGACGTTTGGGCCCTTGCCGGTACTGATTCTGATGTAGCTTCCACCATGACGGATATCATCGCAACGCTTACCAGATTAGCTACAAGCGCCGGTGTATTATGAGTCTACCATTGTTGGGAGTCGGGCCTTCAGCGCCAGTACCATCAGGCCCAACCGATGGCCTGCTCTGGCAGGGTGCGACTGACTTTTTGATATTCAACGGTGCAACAGATTACATAATCTGGCAGTGACGGAGTAGTTAAATGGCAAGCAAACGGATTGATGAACTAGACGCGCGCGTAGTCGCTGACGCTGACCTGCTACCCGTTACGCCATCGGGTGGACCATCGGGTAAAGCCACTGTTGCCGCTATTGTTGCAGAAGGGCTGTCTCAGCCTAACAGCGCAAGTTCTGGGGCTGGGGCATCGATCACGATCAAGGCCGCTGACGGGGTAACAAGCGGTGCTGGCGGTAGTATCATTCTGCAACCGGGAACACAGGCGACGACTGGGGGGAATGGGACAGTACAATCGAAATCTAATTTTGTTTTGTTCCAAAGCGGAAGTTCAGAAAATGTTATATTTGCACATGGAGGATCTTCACTAGCTTTGACTCCTAGTTATGCGTTAGCATCTTTTAACCTTAATCAGTTCTTAGATGTTCAAATCGGCAGCTATCTCAAATTGGTTGGCAGACAGGGGACGGGCGGTGGATCAATTGTTATTACTCCGCAAACGGCAAACATAGCTGCAAACACAAACAATTTTGTTTTAAACAATTCTGGCATCCAAAGAATCAATTGCACGACTGCATCAGACATCACCGGCATTGCTCCACCGACTGGCGGGGCACATGTCGATGGGCGCATGATCAGACTCGTGAATGTGGGCACGGCAACGGTGACGCTGAAGCACAACAGCGCCAGCAGCACGGCGGCTAACAGAATGTTTGTGAGCAGCGGAGCGGACAAGGCCTTGGCAGTCAATGGTTGGGCCGATCTGGTTTACGACTCAACGGACAACGGATCGGGTGCAGCTGGTTGGAGGGTGATTTGATGGCATGGATTCTATTGGCGGCGCTTGTAATGGCGCCAGCACAGAGCGCGCAAGCTTCCGCTCAGGCTTCAGCGCAAGCGGGGCGCATGGCTCACAGGGGCGGCAGTTACCGCTATGAAGGCGTGGGGTTTTCAGCGGCAAGCGCTGGGCAAGCTATCCGCAACTGTTGCTATTACGGGCAACGGGTGCCCATTGAAATCGGCGTGGCGCGTGGGCGGAACGGCTGGTATGCGTGCGTGAGGTACCGATGATTGCTATCGTCTGGTTTATCCTGGCGGCGCCACCGTGCCCAACATGACCCGGGGCGCCTTCACCGGTGCGGCGGTACGTTGCGCCAGTAAGGAAGCCGATTACAAGGCCAACACCAAGGCCCGGGCCCACCAAGCCCCCGCCGATCACCTGGCGGGTGCGACATGATTGACGGCTTGTTCACCAGCACCATGCGAATGATCTTCGGCGCCCCCCGGGCCTCGGGGTGGAGTGCCCTTCGCAACCGGACCCTAAAGGGCGCCGATTGCCTAGCATGCGGCACGGATCGAGACCTTGAAGCCCACCATCTGGTACCGGTGCACGTTGCACCCGAACTAGAATTGGAACCTTCCAATCTGGTGCCGCTTTGCCGAGATTGTCACTTCACGTTTGGGCATCTCAAGAGCTGGACCAGCTACAACGAACACGTGATTCAGGACGCCGGGAACTACCGCCGGCGCCTTGAATGTAGGCCTTGAAACGTTGTTTGGCTCGCCCAAACAAGAAACCCTACCCCGTGGAAATCGTAAACTAACATACGCAAACCATTACAACGCAAGGCCTTAAGGTTGTTTGGCATATGCAAACAACCTAAACTAACAAGGGGCGCCGATGATCAAAGGAACCGCGGTTACTTTGGCGCCGCCGGAGCGGGAATTGGCCCGAGCCATGGCAGCACGGCGCGCCGAATGGAGGGCGCGTCAACAGGTCCCCGGGTGGGCCATTGGCGATGGCAGCAGGGCCGGGGCGTGGCAGGATCAAGACCTTCTGGCCAGCTGCTCCGAATTAGCGTTTTGCAAGCTTGCAAACATATACCCGGCTGGAATTCAGGAAGGCGCCGGCGTGGCGCTTGAAATAGATTGCAGGCTTTTCAACGGTGACGGTGTGGACATTAAATCCACCCGCTACCCTACCGGAAGTCTTCGGGTTTCGGTGCGCAAATACAGGCCCGCGGTTGAACGTACCTGGTATGTATTGATGACGGGCACCGGGCCCGAATCCGAATGGGTGTTCCGCGGTGCCATGCGGCCCGCGGACCTTATCGCCCCGGAGCGCTTGACCTCATTCGGCGGTGTCGATCACCAATACATTGCCGACCAATCTATTCTAATTGACCTACCATAAGTCACTTGTTTGAACAGCCCCTATGGTGTATATAGGGGCTTCCAAACAACCAAACAAGAAACCACAACCCCAAGCCGATTAAGACTTTGACCCTTCATCTTTACCCAAACAAACAGGTGCCGTTGTTTGGGTACTGCAAACAGCCCACCAAGACTTGATGACGGTGCAAACGGCGCCGGTAAGCGTGGTATTGTTTTCCTTAGCCAACCCTTGGAGAGCCTGTTTCAACTCCGGCGGCACCCATACGGTGAGCTGGGTACCGCGGCGCCGGCGGTGGGTGGTGTTCTGCGGGAGCCGAGGTTCCTTCCGCGCGCGGGCAATCCCTTCGGCGGTGGCAAGGCACCAGACATGCTTCCGGGCACTCATGCGGATGGGTGGCACGATAGCACCGCGGCGAACCAGTCCCCAAACCGATTGGGTGGTTATGCCAAGCATCAAGGCAAGCTCCTTGGCGCTGACGACTTCAACCAAGCCCTCTAAAGCATTCATCGAAAAATTCTCCGGTGGTGAAAAATTTATTGTATCACGTCTTGACAGTGTCGCAACACCGACTAGAATTTAAGCATGGAACCGAAGGACGGGACCAGAAACGCCAACACGGAGAACGGGACATGAACGGCCAAATCAATCTCAAGTTTCTTGCTTCAATCGACAGCAACACGCGATACATTATAATTGATGAAATATCAAAGAATTACAAAATAACATCGAAGGAAGTGCTTGAAGAAATTACTCACGATGAATCAGAAAACTTGCTAGATTATTTGACAGGCTCAACCCGAATTGCTGTCAGCCTGTTAATGAAGCGTAGGAAATAAAAAAACTTCCGGGCCCGGAAGTTTTTTTATTTCCTACGCTTCATTAACAGGC